CCTTCACGCGCCTGCCGTTGATGTTCAGCGTAGCCATTATTCAATGCTCCACTGAACACCGGTCGAAGTGGCGTTGCCTTTGGCAGATCCTCCCACGGCAGGAGAGCCGGCCGAGTACCCGCCCTGAGCCGTTTCGCGCAGTTTTGCGTAGCCCTGCGCAACGGCGTCCTCGAAATCGGCCAGAGCGCGTAGATACTGCTCCTGATCGCCCTTTTCGAGCGATGCCCTCATGCGCGAGAAGGCATCCTCTGCCTTGCGGCCTTCAAAGTCGGTGATCTGGCCGCCGCCCTTGAGGGCTTCACGCGCCTGCATGAATGCCTGGTTGTTCGTCGGTTCTGCAGCGGCCCAGAACTTGCCCATTTCCGAGCCGGGGTTGATGTAGACGCCGCGAGGACCGATCTGGCCGAACCATTCGTTCATGCCGGCAGCGTTGCCGCGCAACTCGGAGATGGCCTTCTGCGTGTTGGAATAGGAAATCTCTGCACCCGGCAGCGCGGCCCGGGCGGCGCCTGCGGTCTTGGCGTCGACGGTTCCGGTTGCCCGGTCCCCAGCGACAGCGCCGGGATTTGCGGCGCGCATGCCATCTGGCAGTTTGGTCTGCACGATGCTGCCATCCTTGGAAAGCTGGCCCAGCACCCAATTGCCTTGCCCGTCCTGCATCCATGTCGGCTGCAGCGCCACTTCGGCGTTGCCGCCCTTGCCTTCGACGGTGCGGAAATCTCCTAGCACCTCGAACGTGTTCGGATCGATCAACTGCCCGTTGACTTCAATCGGCTTGGTGCCGCCCTGCGGCGACTTGCGGCGGAAATACTCCCCCCACACCTCACCCATCGGCACGCCGGTATCAAGCAACTGCGCAAGGTCGGGCGCTTCCTTGGCCAGCAAGGCGCGCGTGGCGTTCTGCTGCTGCTGCGTCTGGTCCCATTCTGCCGCCTTAAGCGCACGCTCTTCCCGGTCGTTCCGTCCACCGATCTGCGCCAACGCTGCCTTCTGCAGCCCATCGGACAGGCCCGTACCGCTTGCGAGGCCATAGGCAAGGCTGTCCAGCAACCCGCCATCCTTTAGGCTGCGATAGATAGGGTTGCCGCCAGCGCCGAGAAGCCCGAGCAGACCGGTCTGTGGGCCGAAGGGGTTGGTTGCCATGCTTGTCTCCTACAGCGCGCCAAGCCCGAGCCCGAGCAGGCTCAGGAACGGGTTCTGCGTGGGGGTGGATGTGGTCGTGGTCGTCGGGCTGGCGCCGGCCATCCCACCGAGCAGGCTGGTGAACTGGCGGAGGTAATCGATGCCGCCATTCTGCTTGGCCGCGGCGTCTGCGTCCTGGGCTCCTCCAACTGCACTCTGCACCGAGGACGGCATCAACGAGTTCTGGAAGAGCGAGCCCAGCATGTTCGCCGCCTCCGCCTGCCGCCCGTAGCTCTCGCTACGCTGTGCCGTATCAAGCGCACCCTGACCCGCCGCCAGCCCGCGCGCCACTTGGAACTGGTTCTGGTCGCTGCCGAACAGCCCCGAATTGTTGAAGGCGGTATTGGTGTCCGTCATGATGTCGTCGCGCAACTGAGCGCGCTGCGCGGCATAGAGCGGGTCATTGATGCCGAGTTCCGCACCCGATGCCCGGTTGCCGTAGGACTTCAGCGCCCCCGCCAGTCCACCCGCGAAATCCTCGTTACCGGCCGCACCGATGGCCGATGCCCAGCCGCCAGTGGTGTTGGCGCTTGGGGCGACATACGTGCTGCCGCCGGGCTGGTAGGTCGAACTGACTCCCCTCGACAGCCTGGACAACAGAGCATTCACATCCGGGTTGGACGGGCCGCTCGTGCTGGTGGTTTTTTCGCTACCGCCGCCCATGTTCATGTCGCCTTTCTGTAGTGCCATACGCCGTCTGAGAACGTCGCGATGAAATCCGGAAATACCTTGCGCCAGTCGCGCCCTTGGAACCGCACCGAGGCGCAGTGCTCTTTACGTGCCTGCCACATCAGCAGATCCATGCTGCCGCGCATCCGCCTGATGCCGCCGCCTAACCCGCCTGCGTAGATGATCCAGAACGTTCGTCTGTTCGTGCCGCTGTCCCGCGTCACCTGCGTGGCGACGTAGGCCTCGCTGGGCTCCCTGACGCGCCAGAACTGCAATTCTCCCGTAAGGGCCTGTGCGAGCACATCCGAAAGGTTGCGCTTGGCGTCGAGATGGATCACCCGGCGCAAATCGGTGCAGATCGCGCCCCACTCATGCAGCACGCGAGCCGGCGGAAGGCGTTCGAGCGACATCAGCCGAGGCGCCTGACTTTCACGCCGACCGCTTCAAACTTGCCGGCCGCATCGCTGGAGGTCGCCCGCAGCAGCCATCCGGCAGGAACCACGATGCCCTCGGAGAACGTTACCGACTGTCCTGCCGTCAGTGCCTTGGCCTTGTATACGACGCCGCCGGCCCCGAGGTAATAGGCCGTCGTCCCGTCATAGAGATCGAGCGTCAGAGAAGGCGTTCCGCCCGCATTCTCGTTGATCTGGAGCCAAGGCACATACCAGGCCTCTTCCGTCCCATCGACAATCGTGGTCGCGGTGCTGTCCGTGACCTTAACCGTGACTTCCTGAAGCCCGCCGATCTGCGCCTGGAAGACCGTCACCGCACACCCCCTGCACTGGAGACGATGTCTTTGACGCCGATAATGTATGAGAACGTCGTCCCCGCCGGGATATTGCGGCGAAACCCGATGCTCTTGCCGCGGGCGCGTGCCGGGCACCGACCGCTGTCACGCTTGGCCTCGCCTGCCTTGAACGTCAATTCAACGTCCATGCGGTCCGACACGCCGACCTGCAGTGTGCCGGCGTCGGCGTCATCTACCGGCGTCACGTGGGAAACTAGCCCCGTTACCGGGTTGTTGACCTGACACGTCTCCAGCGTCACCGCCATGTTGGCGCCGGTAAAGGTGGCATACTTGCGGCTCAGGTTGAGCCCGCCGAGCACTGGTGCCGAACTGCCGCCGAGGTCATCGATCGAGCCCGTCAGGTTGTCGATTGTGCCCGTCAGGTTGTCGATGCTCACTGCCGGAGTCGCGATACGGGCCAGAGCCGTAGTGCTCACCGGCAGGATTGAAAACTCGTTCTGGGTCCAGCTATAGGCCAGCACCCGGCTTTCATCGATCCGCCACAGGATAAGCTTGCGCTGCGGATCGACCGCGCCCTGCAAATCCTTGTAGTTCTGCCGGCCGATGTTGTCGGCGGCCCAGGTGTTGATCTTGTCCGCGCCGATCGATACCGGCGCCGCACCGGCCCCGAGCATCCATGGCCCGTCATCGTGCCACCAGTAGGCACGGCCATCCCACGGAACGATGGTCTTCTGCGCCACGCAGCCCAACCCATCGGAGATCTTGTTGACCGCATAGGTTGAGGCGCCTGCGCCAAACTGAATGCCGCGAATAGCGCTTTCCTGAAACATGCAGCCGGAGCCGTTCTTTAGATCGGCCCCGCCGACCAGTGCCCCGCCATCCTCGAGCGTACCGCCGTTCGCCGCGCCGCCCGACCATTTGGCATGGTTGCCGATATCGCTCGATGCAAAGCGCCGCGGCGACAGCGCCGTTCCGAGGCCAAAAGCGACGTTCTTCATCACGAACACGGCTCGCGCCGCCGGGGCCCCGCTGATGGCTGAGTTCGACCCGCCGGCAACGATGTCATAGGCATTCATGCCGTCCGTGGTGTCGGTGTTCAGCAGCTTCGTGCCGAGCAGGGCAAACGACACATCGTCGCCCGCTGTCACGGTGCGGCCGGTTTCGATATCGGCCCAGGTGAAATCCGACTGCAGTTCCTCTATGGTCGTGCCAGTGGCGGCATATACCGACCATGTGCCGTCCGGGGCCTGCACCGAGATGATGCCGCGCGGTTCGGCCGACAGCGCTTCCGCGCCCGTTGCAGCCACCATCTGCGGGAACGGGCCATAGCCCAGCCCGCCAGCTTCGGACTTTGGCACTACGCCCTCTGCGGTGCGCGCAAAGCCGCTGCCAGGACCGCCCACATCAGGCCGCCATGCGCCGAAGTTGACAGCCATTACGGGGTCGCTCCGGGGATGGTCACGGACGCCCGGCTGAGTTGCCCCACCATTGATTGAATGCCCAGATCGTTGAGGGTCGATATCGCCTGCGAGCGGAGCACAGCCGCGCTCTGGTAGTCTTCGAACTTGGCCTTTGCCATGCTCAGGCACATCGATAGATAGGCTTGCGGTGCGTTCGTAATCAGCCAATTCGTGGCATTGGTAGAGGTCAGCCCCGCCAGCGTTCCTTCATAGTCGAACGTGAGATCGCCCGTGTAGCTCGGGGCGGTTTCCACCGTTGAGCCGGTAATGGCGAAAATGTCGGGGATGCCGGAGGCGTCAGCAATGCGCCGGCTCCGCACTGCACCGATACTGCGCTGCCCGAGCGTGCCGTAGACGCTGTGCGTCAGCGCCAGGGCGCGAACATACCCGGCAGGAAGCGCGGCCGAGCCAGAGGCGAACGTCAGCGTCGTGCTGGTTTCCTTGGCGAAGTTGGGGCCGAGGTACAGCCTGAACTCCGCCTCTGCCAGCCCGATCAGCTCGTCGCTGTCATGGGTGCGCTCATCCCATGTATCGATGGCGGCAGCCAGCGTGGTGTAATCGGTGACCTGAGACATCAGACCCGGCCCCTGCTGGTGCGGAACTTGGCATTGTCGCCGTCGTTCAAGACCTTGCCCAGATACCGCCGGTCGCCATTGTCGATGGCATCACCGAGCCCGGTCTTTTCGAGGAAGGTCAGCGGTACCGAGGCAATGCGGTTGTAGTCGCCGAACCGTGTCCCCGCCGAAATGTCGGCCCACATCTTGTTGGCCTCGAGGATCGCGTCGACTTCCTGCTCCACATGGGCGCCCTTCATGTTGCCCTTGTCATCGAACACCAGCCACACGGTGCGGCCGATCTCCGGGTCGTGCTCGAAGAGAACGCGATGGTCTGACATGTTCAGGCGCCCTGCACTTCGTCTTCGTCAGCGAGGCGAGCCGCGCCTACGGCCTTGAAGCGCTGGTAGAGATCCTTGGGGGCCTTCGCGACCGTGCCGGCAGGGTGCTTCTCGGTTCCGACAAAGCAATCCCTCAGGCAGAAGATCCATGTGTCCGATGCCTCGGCGATAGCGGCCTGTTCCTGCTGCGCCGCTGCCTCGATGGCCTCTTGGACCTTCTCAGCCAGCGTTTCGACCGACCAGCGGCCGTCGACTTCCATCTTGAGCT